TAGCGTGTATATTTGCTACTGTTGTATTTGGAAGTCTTCCAAACCATGATTGTTCTGGCCCAATGAATACTCCGTCAGCTAGATTGTATGCTGCCGTTCCTCCATCGAAGCATACCACAACACCATCTGCCGTACTCGTATTTTTAATAAACAAGAATTTTACCTTGTCGCTTGTTGTAATAGCCGTTGGAGCGGTATCGTCATCCACGGCTGTGTAATCTAAAAAACTACCTGCAATTAAATCCGTGCTTGTTGTTGTACAAGCCGTCAGCTTGTAGTACCATTTGTCATTGGCATCATCCGGTGATACCGTCATGGAACCACTAATGGTTTTGGCGATTTCATCTGGCAATAGGGTTGCTGTCAGTGTTATCGATGCATCATCAGCCATTATTTCTTACCTTCTTTTTTAAGACGCTCTTCTCTCTCTTCGTATTTCTTGGATTCCTCTGGCGTTAACTTTCTAATAAAACCCTTTACGGGATTTACCATTATTGTCGCTTTCACTGGCTTTGCCACTGCGTCTGTCATGTTATCCTTTGGTAATTTTGAATGATATACCCGTTACGGGCACTATTACGTTTTTAATCTTTTTTGAAGTTGAAGTGTTTCCAGAGTTGTCCTGCGAACCGGTATCCCCCGAAGTGGGAGAGACTTGAGCCGAGGTCTGCCCAGATTTTTCCTCCAATTCTTTGCCATCGTCTTGAGAAGGCGTAGTCTTCTGATAAGTACCGTCCATCTTCATCTTTCATTGTGTCAAAAAACAAATATGTATTTTTTGAATCATATTCCTTCCCATTAATTATTTGGTCAGTAATATAATGTAAATCTTGATACTCCTTCTTCATTTTTTCAAGGCATGAACGCTGTATCAGCATAAATCCTGTCGCCGCATCCAATACTTCTGCAAAACCCTTCTCTACATTTATGTTTTCCTTATCCGCAAAGTTTAGCACATAAGGATAACTTAAATTCTTGTAATCTTTTCCCTCTTTGATAAGGTCTGGTATGCCATCCCAGTTAATCAGCTTCATGGGATAGGGTGCACATATTACCTCTTTATTAAACTTTAAAAAGCGTGGTATTAGTTTTGCATCAAATCCTATGTCCGCATCTATGAACAGCAAGTGTGTCGCTTCCTTGTCATCAAGAAAATTTGCAACGAGTGTATTGCGTGCCCGTGTTATGAGCGACTCCTGCCCCAGTGTCTGTATGCGTAAAGCGATACTTTCCTGCCTGCATAAATTTTGCAAGTCAAGAACACTGTGAAAGTAATCCTCGCTTAACCAACTACCGTAGCAGGGTGTTCCTACAAATATGTTTACTTTAGACACTCACTGATTCACTACCTAAACTTGCAGTTAAAGTCAAGGCTGTCACCAATGGTGTAGCGTTTGCTAATGTAAAAGTGCTTGTAATTTTTACATCTGCATTTGTTACGCCTAAGTTAGACATTAACGTGTTAATACTTCCATTTTCCAACTGGTCAGATGGATTAAGTTTAACTGGCGGTCTCGCATCCTTCAACGCCTGACCGTCAGGAGTGTGTTTCGATGTTTTCAGTTGCGGATGTTTTTCTTCAAACTCCGACCTGTGAACAAAAGAACCGTTCCATTCCTTAACCATTTCATTATATGGGAAAGCCATACCGCTTCTGTCGGATATTGCCTTAGCATACTTTCCTGTTGATTTCATTATATGTTATATCTCAAGTCGGGTATTATCTTTAAGTCAACTTTCTCTCTGTTATCCTGCATAGCTCTTGTGAACTCTTCCTCGTATAACATTTTTAATTCTTGTCTTCGCTGAACGTCAATTTGCGGTCTCTTCAAGGCAAGGTAATACGCCAAACCGCTTATTGCACTAGGTAAAAACCTATTGGGTGCATCAACCGTTTCCGTTGCAGCCGTGATATCCTCTAGTGCCCTTCTTTCCTTGAAACGGAATGTATCCGTTGCATCGGGCGTTGGATAGAGATACACAATAGGCGTTAGTTGTTTATCTAAAAAATACTGTGATGGTCTTCCCTTGGTAGACTTGCTTGGAATTTTTAAATAATCGTCACGGGTAATTCTTTCCAATTGATATTCTGTTCTCGTGTCGTCACTGTTTGTCTTGGATATGACCGCCTCTTCAATGTCAACCGTCCAAGCATTTAAGGTATAGTTCGCCGTTCCTGCTGTGAGTGTCTGGGTTGATTCCGTAACACTCCATAGCTGTATGCTTCTATTCAGCCATTCCTTAAATAATAAATTTAGTGCCCTTCTACCAACGGATGCTTCCTTACCTGTTTGCGGCTCACCGCCTATGCGGCTGTAAGCCTCTTCGATAATTTCATCAACGTATAAGGTAAAGGTACGAGTACCAGAGGTTGCCATGTTTTATCCTAATTATAATAAACTGTTACATGAGTAGTTATTGCATTTGTACATTTAACGCTTGTTTGACATCTAAATCCTGTACCCGGAAACATTATAGAACCTGCTACAGATTTACTGTCTCCGGCATCCGAATCATTTGTTCTTGGTACATCAACTACTGCCACGGTTGTGGAACTATCCAGTAAAGTAATAGTGCCTGCCGCAACATTATAGGGTTGTACCCATGAAACTCCTACTATTCTTCCGGGGCCATCAAATACGGTTGTTGTAGTGGCAGTTGTAATATTTGCCGATTTTATATCCATTGAATTTATTTTCCTCCTATTATAATTTTATTCGTTTCATTTTTTATAATCATAAAAAACAAAGCTATTCTTTTGCAAATGTGCATAATTAATCCTATAAAAAGGCTAGGACTTTTACATCCTAGCCATTATTGTTAATATACTGAATATTCTAATTCCACTGTAAATCTACCAGCAGTAATATCAGAACTTACGGCTGTTGTAGTAAATGCATATAAGTATTTACTAGCTATAGCCGCAGTTACATTCGGAACGAATATGTGATAATTACCTGCGGTGTTATCATAATTAACATCTATTTCAGTAACAGATTGTGTCGCACTAAGTTGTTCGTTAAATGAAGTAACACCTGCTCCAACAATTTCTGTTCCAGATGACACAGCAGTGTTTGTCGCTGTTCCACTTGTAGCACTTAAAGATAATCCTCCAACAAGAGTTGGGCCGGGAGCAGTTGTAATCCCAATCAATGCTCTATGAATAAAAAATTTAGAGGGTGTTACTAAATCGTCTGGTGCATCTGTGTTCAGAGTTCCTAATTCCACAAGAACATCACCATCGCCATAAGTTGTAGAATCAGCATTAGTTGATGCTAAAGTTCCCGCAAAAGATTGAAATTTGTGAGTTCCAAGTGCAACCAGTTGTCCAGTTGAGTTAATTGAAACACCTGTTTCCGTAATCGCACCAGTACCAGAGGCTTTGTTAATTACTTTAAAACCAGTCTCTGACCTAACTGCACCACTAAAGGTTGTATTAGCCATAATAATTCTCCGTAGTTAAATTATACCATCACTTCTACGATTGTCTGCTAGGTCAGTTGGTATAATTATTTCATCCTAGTTCCATAGATTAGAATGATTCTAAATCTATAATATAAAGGGGGGAAATCCCCCCTTTATTCGTACTCTCTACGCTCCTGGTGAGCCAAAAATAGCTCTCCAGTCAGACCATCCGAAAGAATATCTTTCAGAGGCTTTGAAACGCATGTTTCCTGTTTCAAAATCCGGTTCCATAGAAGTTTTTAAAGGTCTTCTTTGGAACATTTTTAAACCAGAGTTGGTCATGTCTGTGAGAATGAACCAAGCATCAGTATCTGTTAGATAGTGATTTACTGAATATCCTTGTGGAAGGATGTTCATTGATCTTGATGCGTTGATATCATTGTCAGCAGTACCAACCCTAAGTTCTGATTTTAGGATTCGCTGTGCTGCGAAAGCAGTATTCCTAGGAATAACTAACTTTCTTGCGTTAACTGCAACTGGGACGTTTCTGTCATCCACAAAACCACCGATTGAAACAATCGCTGCTTCTAGTGAAGATTCAGAAAAGTCTGCTGCTGTTGATGGCTCATTAGCTTGATCACCAGCTTCAATTGTCGGATGATCAGTAGTAAGCAATGCTTTCGCATCGCCACCAGGGTAACTAGAGCTGTGTACCGTTTTGATAATGTGTCATAAAGATTATCTTCCACAGCTTCCTCAGTAACTGAGAATGCTAGGGCGATAGTTTCATGCACATATCTTGCAGTCCACTGCTCTGCAGCAGTATCGTATTCGATAGAAGCACCCTCTGATTTAGTTGGTGCTGCTCCAAAGCCAGTAAGTAGAGTTTCCTCTTCAAAGGCTCTGTCTGAGCTTTCTTCCGAAAATATTTCAGCGTGTTCACGTTCCCATCTTTTGTACTCCAAACCAAATAAGGCGTGGAGACCTGGTTCCAACTCTTTAACGAGCTGGCTTCTTGATATAGCCATTTTATTTCTCCTACCTTATACGCCTGCTGTACTTTGGTCATGTCCGGACAGTTCATGTTCCCATATAACTGTTTCTAACACGACATTAGTACCGTAAGCATTTTTTGGTTCATCATACAATTTGAGAACTCGCAAACCTGCTGTACCCGTTCCTGTCGTGCCATCAATCTCAAAGGCAGATTGACCTGTTGAGGTACTACCTGTACCTGCAACATGGTTTCCTAATTCACCGAGATCG